ATAAGCATGAGCATCATGCTGGTGTTGATTCGGAGATTGTCGTGTAATCCTTGTCTTCCGTCTGGGGAGTAGCTATTCACGCTAAGCTTTTTCGACATCGGCTTCCTGCGTTGCACATAGCTAATTGGGTAGATGGGCTCGCCTGTTCCTGCTACATAGCGCATCGTTCGAGCCTTTCCGTAAGCAGTCTTCTCAAAGTTCGTGAGCGTTCTGCCTGTTTTGACCAGTCTGTTTCCTGATGGCATCCTTAACCGGTTGGTTAGAATTGTCATTACTGATCGATTTAGAGAATTACAGTCACGGCTTATATCAGTTGCTATGCGGTAATAGTTTTGCATTCCCATGACCATAAAATTATAGAGATTAACCTCATCAAACTCCGTTTTTCCTGGCCTTGGTCTTGCAATCCGCTTTGCTTGTTCCAGCAAATTCTGGCGCTTTCTGGATAGTTGCTTATCACTGATATGAGACTTGACGACCGCTTTACCAGCTTTCTTCGTAACCTTGATTTTGAAACCCAGAAAGTCAGAATATCTGCGTTTAACATTGACAACCTTAGTCTTCTCCGGAGACACTTCCAGCTTCAGTCTGTCAGACAGCCATTGTGTAACTGCATATTTTGCTCTTTCTGCATCCGTTTTTGTACGGCAGAAAACTCTGAAATCGTCAGCATAGCGAATGATGAACATCTCTTTAAGTCCTGTATTCCTCATTGCTCTGTATCCATGGTGAAGACATTCGCTACCATTGCGGTTTATACTCACACTGTATTTTCGCGTTACTGGATTTGCCTGCCACTGGCTTTCCACCCAATGGTCAAGCTCGTTCAATACGATGTTGGCCAGTAACGGCGAGATGATGCCACCTTGTGGAGTTCCTTGCCCTGGTTGCACAGTACTTCCGTCCGGCATTCGGATAGGAGCTTTTAGAATACACCGGATGATATAAATGAGATGTTTATCCCGGATTCCCATTGACCATATCTGCCTGACCAGCTTCGAGTGGTTTACGTTATCAAAGAATCCTTTGATATCGAATTCTACAACATAATGCAAGTGTGACAAGTTTAATAGCCGATAAGTTTTGGCAATGGCATGTTCCACCGATCGATTTGGTCGGAAGCCAAAGCTGTTATTGCTGAATTTAGCTTCGCAAATTGGCTCCATACCTTGTTTTATGCATTGCTGTATTAGCCTGTCCCAAATACATGGGATACCGAGCGGTCTGCTTTTCGTTGGGTCATAAGGTTTGGGGATGTCTTTTCTTCTCACCGGCTTAGGACGATACCCATGGGGACTTCCTGCTACGATGAATCTGACCTTATCTACGACCTCTTCTGGTGTAAGTCTCCCAATATCTCGGATAGTTTGCCTATCTGTTCCCGGAGTATGACTACCGGTATTGGCTTTTATATTGCGATACGCCAGAAGTATGTTTTCTCGCGACAGAATAATTTCCATCAGGTTCGTAAAGATTTCACCATTTTTACTCTGCGCATACAATCTGTCGAATGTTTCCTGCAAGCCATAATATTCCGAGTGGCGGATGTTATCTACGCTTATTAGTTTTCTGTTCTCTTTTGGCACAAGGCATCACTCCCTCCACTGATGAATTGAGCGACCCTTTTTGTCTTACTCGCAATCCTTGTAAGATTGATTTATTTTCTGTTGTAATAATCGACTTGAGGCCATTCCTCCGTTTCCATTACAGAAACTTCTTTGGTTCGACCTCTGCTTTTCAGCAGCAATTCGACCGCTTATAATTCTTCGCCAGTCTAACATTCCATTCTGGTGATGTTCGCTGCCTTTCCTCGTTCCGATTATCCTATCTTTCCATATGCTTTTAGGTTCTGACTATAAGCCTGCCAGCTTGAGTGCGCCTGTAACGCACTATGGATTTTCATAATTGGAATTTTTACTCATCCACACTGACTACGATTTCTCGTATCTGCACATTTCTATACAGCCGTCTTTTAGACCCTTACATTCGCCAGTTCGTCAGACCTTTTACGGTCATTCTAACCATGAGCATTTTATAGACCCCCGGCATATAGGTGACACCGTCCACCTCTGGACAGATTTCGTGGTATGCTTACGCATCCCCATTTAATATAAGGCCCGCTTATGATTGGACCGTAGAAACATCTATCTATGTAGATAAAAGTAAACTCGCCACAGGCATAGGAAAAAAATTATATGAAGCTTTAGAAAATATTTTGCGTGAGCAAAACATTATAAACCTCGTTGCTTGCATCGCATATCCACTCACTCCAAATGAATTTTTGACAAAAAACAGCGCCGAATTTCACAAGCACCTAGGATATGAAGCAGTTGGTAATTTCTTTAAATGCGGCTATAAATTTAATCTTTGGCACAATGTTCTCTATATGGAAAAACATATCGGCAGGCATGATGTCAAACCGTTTCCTGTTAAACGATTTGATGAAGTTAGACAAGTCATTAGAGAAAAGTACTCGATACTTTGAGTACTTTTCATCACTATATAAAATACAAGTAGTTTTATTGTAATTTCTGTTCCTTTATCTTGCTCATCATCCTATGTGCAAGAACGAAAATTAAGCATTGATTTTTTATGATACCCTCTACAAATTATCGCCACGATAAAAATCAATATATTCAAAGCTATTCATTTTCCCATATAGGACAAGCTGTTTTTATTCACTAGACCTTTAACTATAGCATTTCCATGTCAAAATTCTATACAGCTTAAATAGTTTTCCTCCGCCTTCTTCCAGTCTATTATATTTAGCCAATCTTCTATATAGTCCGCGCGGAGATTATAGTGTTTTAAATAGCAAGCATGCTCCCAAACGTCAATGCAGATAATAGGATAAAACCCCTTTTCAACAGGACAATTCTGATTTGGTGTAGTCATTATCCTAAGTTGATGCCAATTTTTCACAAGCCAAGCATAGCCAGAACCAAATACTGACATAGCCGCATTTTTAAACTGTGAAGCAAATCCTTCAAAGCGGCCATAAGACCTATTAATCGCCTCGGCAAGATGTCCTATCGGCTCTTGAGGCGCAGGATTGACAAGCCCATCAAAGAAAAATCGATGGTTATATACCCCTCCAGCATTATTGCGTATAGATACTTGTAAATCGCTGGGTAAAGAACCTGACGCCCTAATTAGCTGCTCTAATGATAGCTGTTGTAAATGGGGGTTGTCCTTTAATATTTCATTTAGATTATTTATATAGGCTTGAAGATGCCTATCGTGATGCAGTCGCATCGTTTTTTCATCAATAAACGGCTCTAAAGCATTATAATCGTATGGTAGCGGTATGTTTACAAAGGGATAATAACAATTTTCCATACTAACATCCTTTTTATTTACTAAAAGTTTTGGATGACTTGTCAGTTAACAATAACTTGTTTTAATATTTATGATAAATAAGTTTTCATAAAATTGATTGCGTCTTGACTATGCTGCACAAAAGTCATCTATTTTTATAAAATATGATTATATCTTGCGCATTATTCCCCCCAAAAATTTTATCCATCAATACGGTTTCAATAGGATGAATCGAAATCTTTTTTGTTTCTTCTAAATGCATTTCGCAAAAGTCAAGAGTAAAAGCAGAAAAAACTAAAATATTTTTTCAGAAGGCTTCAAGCGGCTTCGGCGACGTATCTTTCAAAGAGCGATCCGGACGTTTCAAAGCCTAAAATCTCGCGCGGGTAATTGTTGATCCACGTTTCGACGCGCTGAATATATGCGGCGGTTACTTTCCGGAAGTCTGTTCCTTTCGGCAAGAACCGCCGTATCATTTTGTTTATGTTCTCGTTCGTGCCGCGTTCGTATGCGCTGTACGGGTGGCAATAGTAAGCCTTCGTGCGCTTCCGGTCTTTTCCGTAGATGGATTTTTCAATTCCGGCGCAATCCATAAATTCCGATCCGTTGTCAAACGTAATGCTTTTGAATATCTGTGAAAACTTCTTCCCGAAGCGGCGTTCTAATTTGTTCAGCGCCGCCACGACGCTGGCGGCGGTCTGATCCGGCATTTTGATAATAATTTCGTTCCGCGTCAAGCGCTCCGAAAGAACGAACAAGGTTTCCTTCGTCCGCTTCTTCCCGCATACGCAATCGCCTTCCCAATGTCCGAAGGTTTGCCGATCGTTGATTTCCTGCGGGCGTTCCTCTATGCTTTCGCCCTGCGGCGCGCGGGCGGCTTTCTTCCGCTCCACCTTGTCATACTTCCGCTTCCGCTCCCCGTGTTCCGGTAAGCTCTCGCGGCTAATCCCGTAGAATATGCCCTTGTCGATGTAATTATAGATCGTCTTTTCGCTGATCTCCGTTTTGAAGGTCAGCCCCAGCCGCTTTATTTCTCCGACGACGGCGGCGGGGGAATAGCCTTCTTCACCGATCTTCTTTTCAATAAAAGCTGACAATTCGTAATCGTTGCCGATCTTCAATTCGCCGCCTTTGGCTTTTAGGTTCTCTTCATAGCGCTGTTGCGCGATCTCCGGCGAATAGCGTTCTTCGGTCGTCAAGTCGGAATTCAAATGCGTATAGCGTCCGCGCTTCAACTCCCTGTATATCGTTGTATTGTGGACGTGCAGACGGTCAGCAATCGCGCAAGGCTTCAAGCCCTCCTTCAAGCCTTTTTCGATTTTTAGGCGGTCTGTCCATGTTAAGTGTTTGTGCATTCTTCCTTCCTCCAGCTTCCGAATATGACAAAAGGGCGGGATTTCTTCCGCCCCTGCCGCTACATTTCCCGAAGATGCTTTATAGAAATACGCCGCAATAAACTTCTTGATTTCCGTTGTCGGCGTTGTCCCGTTGTCCGCGCAAGCCTTTTTGAATTCCTCCAGCACTTCCGGACGAAGATCAAGCGGGAAGCGGGCGTAATGCGTCCGAATGTGTTTCTTTTGCGCTGAATAGTCCTTTTCGTTCATTTTGTTACTTCCTCCGCTTCAAGGATAAGACGATAGCAACGATTGACAAAGCAATGCTAATCGCCACAAGAATATAAATCGCTGTATCCATGCTCCATTGACGTTAAGCGTTTTTTGTGTTATACTTATCAAGGCAAGGGGGATTTCTCCCCCTGCCCGTTACCTTGTCAGCTTTTCTATCAGAAGAAGAATTGCAATTACAAGGTTTACGATCGCGGTAATAAGATTGATTGTGCTTGCTGGCTGGTCTTTCTTATTGCCGCTTTTCTTTTGCTTTTTCTTGCTCAACGTCTTAACCTCCTTTCTGTCTATTATTATACTATATACGTGCGTATATGTCAATAGCTTTTGCAAAAAAAGCAGAAAAAAAAATAAGCGGCGACGGGATCACCCCGCCGCCGTCATTCGTCTATGCCTAAAAGCCATTGCACCGAAACGCCCAGCACTTCCGCAAATATCTTCAATTCAAAGTCGGATACGAAGCGCGTACCGATTTCAATTCGGCTTATGCTGTCCCGCTCCATGTTGATCCCTTTCAACTGTATTTGTGCGGCTAAATCCTCTTGCCGTAGCCGCCGGGCGACGCGCGCTTCGCGCAATCGGTCGCCGCAAATGTTCTTTTTGCCGTTGTAATCGTATATCTTCATTTCCGCCGCGATCCCTCTTCATTCTGATTATTTGCAAACGGTGTGTAAATATTCCGCTTTATTCTTGATTTTAGCGCATGACGGGCGTATAATTGTGTTAAAGGTCAGAATGGGCGAATTCTGCCTTGAAAATTTACATTTAAGAAGGGGGATTTGCTCTAATGTTCGTCAGCTTTACAAAGACATTGAAGAAGATGTCCGGTTTCCGGCTGGGCTTCGGTGTGCGTGTGAATAAGCGAAACGCGCCGTTGTGGTGCTTCGCTATGCTCTTCGCCGGAATGTTCTATTTGATGTGGTATATGATTATCGGCGCGGGCTGGTGTCTGTACTTCTTCTTGTGGGCGTTTTACAAGATTTATTACTATCTATTCAAGGGAATTGCGGTCGGCTGTAAGAAGCTGTATCAACTCATTAAAGGAAAAACCGCCGCGCCGTCGGAAGCGTCGGTCGAACCGCCGAAGGAATGAACCAAACAAAAAAATCCCCCGTGCAAGGCTCGAAAGCCCGCACGGGGGATTGTTCTTTATGCGGCGGAAGGCTGAAAGGGGAAGCGCGATCCGCCGCGCGGTCAATTACTCTTTGTGGCTGTCGGTATCCGCCGGAATGCCGGAAATAGTGAAGTAGTCCGGAAGATTAAAGACGGCGGCTTCGATCAGTTTATCCAGCGTTTCCGCGTCGATCTTGAAGCCCTTGCTATTCAGAAATTCAACAACGTATGCTTTCTTCTCTGCGCCCCTGCCGCTTCCGGTGTAAAGCTGTTCGGCGGCTTCGACGGCAACCGTTACCCACATTTTGATTTTCTCAAACTGTGCGGCGGTCGTCTTGCTTCTGATCCACGGGATCACGAAGGCGGTAATAATAGCCGCGATAAGAGCGATCACGGCGTTTGCAATGCTGGTAAGATCAATAGTCATTGTTTGTATCCTCGCTTTCTGTTATGTCGATTTTTTCTTTTTTCTTGATCCTGCCGATAATTACTTCGGCAAGACGCTTCATCATCATTGCGCCGCATTCGATCACGACGGCGCGGAAATACCATTCGATCAGAACGGTTTGTTCCTGCCGCGTGATAAGGAATGAAACGTACTGTGCGACGATGAAAGCCGCCGTTGTAATTGCGATCACAATAACGGCTTTCGTTGCGAAGCGTTCGTCAGCCTTGAAGAAGCGGCGCTTCGCCACCCGCTTCCCGCTCGAAGGTTTGTTTTTCATTGCGTCCCCTTTCATAGCGCAATTAACGCACGGCGCGCGTTGTGCGTGTGTTAAACAAGCGTTAGATCATCGACGTTCACCGCCGCGACAACCGTTCCGCCGTAGGTAATCACGGCGCGCTTTCCGGAAAGCTCTTTGACGATGTGATCGCGGGAATAGACGAAGGAAGCAAGGCTTCCGCCGGAATAGGTTTTCGCGCCCGCTTTCACGCGCACTTTGCTTCCCGTTGTGATCTTCCGCGCCGATGTCCCGCCGGACGTGCCGGAATAGGTAATGAAAGCGTCGTCGTGTCCCGCCTTCTTCAACTTCTCCAGCATAGCTTCCGCGTTCTTCTTGACGCTGAACGCGCCCACTTGAACCTTGTAAAACTTGCCGATCTGCACGATGTATGTATCGAAGCCTTCCTTTTTCAGCTTCGCCGCGAACGCTGTTGCGTTGTCCTTCTTCTCAAACGCTCCAAGCTGGACGCGGTAAAGGTTCTTCGCGTCGCCCTGCGGCTTCTGCTCCGGCTTCTGTTCCTCTGCCGGAACGCCCAGCCGCCTGTTTACCTCCGCCGCGATCTCGCCGTGTCGGTTATACAGATAATCGCCGGGGCAAGACTTGTTCGCGTAATCCCTGTGAACGGTCATATTGCACCCGTTCTTGTGGTTTACGCGGTCGTCCTTGCTTGTACTCCATACCAGCTTTTTGATCCCGTTCCGGCGGCAAATATCTTCGACAAGATCAAGAAGCGCCGCGTATGCTTTATCATTCACGGCGTATGGGTGCTTCGTGTCGCTTGCAACCTCGATCGTGATTGCGCGGTTATCGTTCGCCGCCGAAGAACTGCACCACGAACGATCGGCTTCATCGACGTAAAGCCCGATCCGCCCGTCGTAGCCGATCCCGTAGTTTGAACTTGCCTGTCGCGAAGTCGGCTTGAAGATTTCGCCGATCCTCTCGGCGGAACATTGCCCGACGACGCAATGAATTGTGATCGTGTCGATCTTGTGATTTCGCGGGCTGTTCTTGTTCGGTGAAATCAGCGTACACGAAATAAGTTTGCTATTGCTCATTGCTGAACCCTCCTTTGCAATGAAGAAGCGGGGGGGGGGGGGCCCCCCCCCCCCCGGGGGCTCCCCCCGTCGTCTTCCTCGTTTTTCGATGTGGTCAAGCCGCTTGTGTGCCTGTTTCGCCGACGCTTCAACGTCGGTCAAGCGCGTTACGAACTCCGTATTCGTCTTTCGCTGTTCCTTCTGCTCCGCCTTGATTTCGTCCGTGTTCGCCTTGATGTATCCGATCTCGGTTAAAACGGTCGCGTCGTGCTTCACATTGCTTTCCTTGTCCTTGTCCCTGTTACGAACAAAAGCGATATAGCCGAACACGATAGCGCATACGGTAGAAAAGACGGAAAGAACCGTTGTGAAAGTGTCCATCGTTGATCCTCCTTCCCGTTAGGTTACTTTTTCCCATTGCCACAAGCCCGCCGTGTCCGGCGGATAAACGCAATTCGGCATATCTGCTTTTGCAAGGTATACCGCGCCTTTGTAGCTGTAATACAAGCCGGAAACGACATTAACGACGATCCCCGCCGTTTCCGGATACGGGATCGGATCGTCAAACGTTCCGGTCGCGGAAAGCTCGATCAAGCGATAGTACGCGAAGGTGGTTTCAACGGGATAAGCCGCCGCGTTCGACGTGTGCGCCGCTTTGATCTCGTAATACCGCCCGTTGTGCTTGATGATTTCGCCGACGGTGTTGTAAGCGTGATTGTCGGCGTATTCGTCGTATTCGATCACTTCCGCCGATTGCAGGATCGCCGCGTCGGAAATGACGTTCGTTCCGGCGGCGCGATCCTGCACGATCTGCGCGTTGAAGGATAGGGCAAGCAAAGCGGCGGTTTGCTCTCCCGCCGCTTTGACTTCCCGAACCTCTTTTTCAATTTCGGTGGAAGCTCCGCCGTTGCTCTTCTTGTGAATTACGCTCATTCAAAATTCCCCCCGATCCCCGATACCCAGCAAGCGGTCAGCGCGTCGCCGCGCTGGACGGTTACGCGGATATTCATTCCGTACTGTGCCGCCGTGTTGATCTTATTTGTGAAAACGTGTGCAACGCCTTGAACAACCGCGTTCGTGCAATCCTCCCAAACGGGGGAAGCGTCAAACGGATTGTTCGTCGCTTCAACCTTGAACGTGCCGCCCGCCGGAATATCTCGCGTTACCTTGATATTCGCGCGTGTCGGCTGGCTGTTGGCTTCCAGCGGCGTGGAAAGCGTGATAACGAAGCCCGCGATCGACTTCGTGAACGTCAGCGTCCGGACGGCGCTATTTCCTGCGCTGTCGGTCGCCGTAATTGTGATCGTGTGCTTTGCGTTCGTAAGCGCCGTGAAGGTATTTCCGGAAACGGAAAGCGTCTGCGTTGCGCCCGGCGTGATTGCGTTCTTCGTTGCGATTGTCTTTCCGTCGATCTTTTCAACAACGTTCACCGTGTCGCCGTCCGGATCGGTTACGCTGTATTGATAGGTGAAATCCCCGCGCTTCGTGCCAAGATCGGCGTTACTGCCGGAAATCACGGGCGGCTGGTTATGGATTACGGCAATATCTCCGCTTGTTGTGTACGCGGAATAATTGCCGTAGCTGTCCTTTGCGCGGACGCGGTATTTTAACGTGTTCCACGCGGTCGATACCGCTTCCGTGAACGTCCTGCTTGCGGACGCTTGAACCTGTGTCCACGCGCCGCTGTTGTATGAGCGTTCAAAACAATAGGTCAGCGCGTCGCCGTCCGGATCGGTCGCCGCCGCGCAAGAAATGTTGATGTTCTGCCCGCTGTAACACGTTGCTGGCGCGGTAATGCTGGGCGGCGCGGAAGGCGCGGAATTGTAGATTACCGTATAATTTCCGTCGCTGTTCGGGCTGTCAGATACCAAGATAGAAGATTTAAGATTACAAAGCGGGAGAACGCCACTGTAGCCGTAGCACGCGTAGAAGCTGTTCAAAGAGCCGTCCGAATAGACGAAGCGGACGTTGCGGGCGTTCGACGAATAAGGCGTTCGAAGCCACCAATACCAGCCCTTTGACGTGCTGAAATTGCTGTTCGTGTACTCCGAATTGCTCACGCATTGCGCCGTAGGATAAGCGACGCGGGAAGCGTCGTTGCTGAATAGCGCAAGAAGCGTTCCTTCTGCGATATTGTTTTCATTCGCAAGCCCCACTTCTGTGGTGGACGGAAGGAACATTTTTGACGTTACCGTTTCATAGCTTCCGCCGTCGGTAACGGTATTTCTTGCGACGGTCTGCGTTGTTGTCAGAAGCTCCGCAACGAACTTCGGATCAAGCATAGCAAGGAAGCCCGCCCACGCGTCGTATTCGTTGTAATTGTTCCATACGTTCGCGTTTGTGGGCGGCGCGTCTGCGCTGTGCTTTGCGCTGTACCATGCGCCCGCCGCCGCGTTACTGTTCAGCCATTGCAGAATGTTTGAATATTGATAGCGGTTATTGCCGTATTGTTTCCGATCGCTGTTGCTGTTGCTTGCTTCCTTTGCGTCGAAGCACATTAACTGAATGATTTTTTCCGTAATCAGCGTTACGGAATTCGACGGGTAGCCGCTGTGGTTCTTGTCGGCGATCTTGAAAACGATCTTCGATCCGAAGCGCGATTGATACGCCGAAAGAACCGGAACTTCAATCTTCGCGCCCACCGTCAAACTGCCTAATGTTTTTGACATTGTGCCGCCTCCTTTGGTTTCATTAAGCTGTTGTAATAATGATCCGTCCGCCGGATCAAGTGATAACTGTTTCCCTTTTCGGCGTGTCCTCTCCAGCTTTGATAGGATTGTTCAACGGTCTTTGCGTCGATCCGTCCCGCCGCGTGAAGGGCGGCTAATTTCTTCAACTTCCGCTTCATATTGTTCTTGCTCCGGCGGCGCACCTTGCGGATCACTGCGCCGCTTTCGGTCAAGTATGTATGAAAGCCCAAGAAATCAACGCCGTGTTTCAAGGGAAAGATATTCGTTTTCGCATTCAGCGAAAGCCCGCGCGCCTGTACGAACGCTTCAATCTGCTTCCGGCACTCCTGCAAATATGCTTTGTCGTGATGGATCAAAAAGAAGTCGTCCATATAGCGCCCGTAATATTTGATACCCAGCTTTTCCTTTACGAAGTGATCCAGCCCGTCAAGGTAGAGAAGGGCGAAAAGCTGTGAAGTTTGATTGCCGATCGGTATTCCGACGTTGCCTTCGGTGCTGTCGATGATAAGATCGACAAGCCACAAAACGTCCGGATCGGTTATCTTCTCGCGGATTAAGGTTTTCAAAACGTCGTGCCGGATCGAATAGAAATACTTTGAAATATCGCCTTTCAGTATCCAGCCGTCAATTCCGTTCTTCCTGTAAAACCTCCGCATGAACTCTTGAAGCCTGTCTAACCCGTAATGCGTACCTTTCCCCACCTGCGACGCGTAGTTATCGCGAATGAACGATCGTGTCAAAATCGGTTCAAGCACGTTATCGCAAAGCGAATGTTGAACAACCTTGTCTTTGTAGCTGTTCGACATAACCACGCGGCGCTTCGGTTCGTATACCTCGAACGTGTTATACGGGGACATGGTATAGCGCTTCGTTCTGATCTGCGCGCTTAATAGGTTCAGCGCTTCAAGAAGATTAACTTCAAACTTTGCCGCCGCTCCTTTCCACCTCTTGCCTTGCCGCGCCTTTCGGTAGGCATTGTATAGGCTTTCAAAACTGTGTATCTTTTCAAAGTCTGTCATAATAAAAAATCCTCGCTGTTTATAACCTTTGCCAGCCGCCGGAAGGCGGTATGCTCCGGTATCGGCGATCCTGTATTCGTCCCCGCCGTGGATAGCGGCGACGGGATACACCTTCCTTTGATGGTGGTATTCTGCTTTCGGCTGTGCCTACTCGTTCACATAGTCCACCGAAGCGGGCGAACGCCATTGTTGCCGTTGTACGCGTTGTTGTTGTTCAAAGAGCCGTCCGAATTGACGTTGCGGACGTTGTTGGCGTTCGACGAATTAGGCGTATCAAGATGTACCCCGAACGTTTTTCAAGCTCTCGTTTTGTCCCGCTTCTTCCACGCGGTCGTCATGTACTTCACTTCAAGCGCAAGTTTTGACCAATATTCGCAACTGCTCATAGAAATAAAGCCCATTTCCTGCGAAAGCTCTATGAAAAATAGAAGCTCCTTGCAATAGGTCAGCGCCTTTGCTTGTAGCTTCTGCCGTTGTCTGTATTCCTGCGCGTCCCGAAGGTCTAATTCGTTCGCTTCAAGGACGCATTCGTAAATGTCCACCGCTTTATCCTGTATCCTGTTTACAAGCGTGAAGCGGTATTTCTTCGGGTAGCGCTCCGTTGAATTCGTGATCGTGAAGGTGTGCTTTACAAGGTCTTTCGCTTTCACAATCACGTTGAATTCCGTCGGTTCTTTCCGCCCCCGCTCCGGTCTTTGCATATATGCACCGTCCTTTCCGCATTCGCTCGATCATAGCGGTATCGTCGGCGCACCCGTCGAAATCGAAGCCCGCTTCGGTAACGGTCAGCGTTGCCGCGTTCCCTGTAACCGTTGTTCCTGTGATCTGTAATACCTCCGCGCCGCAAGCCGCGCATGGCGGGGAAAGCTCCGCGAAGATGTTTCCGATCACGCACGACAATTCCGCCGCCGTGCAAGCGTACCGCGTCAGCATTCGATCCTCTGCAAACTCTCGTTCCAAATGCCCGTAGACGTTACGCCGTCGAGATCATCGAAGAGGATCAAGAACGGATTTGTCGTAATGTCATTGAAAAGCACCGCTTCCAGCATATCCACGCGCGCGTCAAGCGCGTTCGTGATGTTCAGAAGATTTGTTGCCGCGTTATCATCAAGGACGTTTTGCAATCCGTTAAACCATGCGTTGAAGTCCGCCGCCGCCTGTGTTTCAAAATCCGCCATGTGTTGCTCGAACGCTTCGTACTGCGTGTTACCCTGCAATTTCAGCGAATTCATATACGAAACAAGCGTGTTGTACTCCGCCGCCGAAAGGGATTGATATTCAGCGAACCACGCTTGAAGCTGTGCGTTAAAAGCCGCCGTGTCGATCTGCTGAACGACGGCGGCAACAACGCCGCAAAGCGACGTGTTCAAGCGTTGATCCGTGATCTTGCTTTGCGTGATAGCTGTTACGCCCGCGCCCACGTAGATGTCCGCCAGCGCAAGCTCGTAAACGTCCGCGTCCCTCTGCAATGCGGGCGCGGTAGGGGAAGCGCTGAACGAAGAAGATTTGACCTTCACCGACATAACGCGGTTTGTCAAATCCCAGCGCACGACAACGCGATCAATGCGGTTCAACTGTCCGTCCGCCGTGTCAAGCTCGACGGCAAGATCGCCCGTGTTGAAGTAGAAGTAACCGTTGATCCACGCTTTGCCCGTTTTTACGTTCAGCTTCATTCCGTCGTTTGTGACGACTTGAAGCCCCGTCGAAGGGACGGGGAAAACGCCGTTCCCGATGAACGAAGCAAAGTATTCCGCCCAATCCTCCGCCTTGTACGTGCGATCGTGCGAAACGCTATTGAAGAAACTTGATTTTTCCATGCTGTGAAGCCCTCCTTTATTTCGTAATCTGCCGAATTTGTGTCAGAAGCGCGGGCAAGCTCTCGCCGAAGGTAATATCTATTTCTTCGCCGCTGGTTTCGTAGGTTTCCGCGATCTCCGTTATGCGAACGTCAATGCGGACGTTCCAGCGCTTATTGATACACGTTACCCGATCGCCTAAATCGTAGTCCGTGCCGTACTTCAAATTCGCGTTCGTGTTGATCTTCGATCCGAAAGCAAGCGTTTCCGCGTATTGCTCCAGCTCTTCAACGCCGCGCGCGGAAAGAAGCGCTAAATACTGCGCCGTTGTAAGCGTTACGGTCTGCCCGCCCTCGTTTTCGTATTCCTGCACGATGTCCGTTGCATTGATGAAAACTTCGTCGCGGGAAAGCCCCGTCGAACTGCCGCCGACTTCGGCAACCTTCCGCGTTACGCCTTCTTTTTCCTCTCCGCCGACGTAAGCCGTTGTTTTAAGGTTTTCAACGCTGTTCGTGTATTCCTGTTCCACGATGTTGTCGAACTCCTGCGAAAAGATACAAGGCGCGTTCCCTGCGGTATTGCCCGCCGTAAGATCGCGCCCTTCGTAAACGGAAAAGGTATGCTTGCCCGTGCGGGCATTTGTCAGAACCCGAATACCCAGCTTCGCCGCCTTCGCCGCCGTTTCCGCCGCAAGCTGGGCGTTCGCGTACTGCTCCGAAGTATAGTCGATCTGCCCACTTCCGGTGTCTGCGTCGGTCGTGGATATGCTGAAATTCGGGATATTGCGCGCCGCTCCTGCGTTCGTGCAAGTCTGCTTCACAATGGCGTATAGAATGTTCTGTGTCGTGTCCTTCGTGATGATCTGCGTTGTCAAAATGCGCTTGCCGATCCACGAAAGAAGGAACTTGCCTTGAACCTCTATTTCCTCCATGCCCTGTGAATTCTTCGTGATGTGAATATAGCGGATTTCCGCCGCTTCGTTGCCGCCGCGCTTGATGATGATATTTTCCTTCACCAGCAAGCGGGCGTGTTCCTCCGTGAAGGGAACAAGCAACTTGAATTCGCCGCAACTCCAATAACGCCGCGTCCATATCAAGGACGAAATCTTTTCGACGATCCCTTGAAGTGTCATATCGCGGCTATAAACGTATAATTCCACCGCGCTACACCCCCAAATACAAGTTATTGTGATAGATCGAAACTTCGAGATTTTCGGCGTTCGCGTCCGCTGAATAACGGAAGAGATTGTCGCCCACGGCGATCTGCAAATACGAACTATCAACGTCGAGATAGCGGAACGCGTCTGTAATCGTGCCGCCACGGTTCAGCTTCACGGCTTTTTCACCGTAGCCCGTGGAAACGGTTAAAACGTCGCCCGCTACAAGCGAAATATTCAGCTTGATAAACTCCCGTGTATCGACGTTCAGCAATACGGGATTTGTAACCGCGCCGATCGCGCGGAACTCGATCCGGATACCGCTTTTCACGTCGCCGGAATTGTAGACGTTCACAATCAGCGACGGCTGGCGATAGCCGATTTCCCAGCCGTCGTAAAGCTCCAGCCCGTCCGGAACGGGGAATTCAAAGCCGCCGATCCACGTTGCTATGTCCTCGCGTGTTTCCGTTTCCTCTCTCCAAAACGGATTAAGGCAAGACAAACTAACCGTGAATTGCTCGAAGATCGGCTTTCGCTTGAAGATCGGCGCGTCGTCGATCTTGCACCCGATCACCCGCCGGAAGTCGCCGAAAACATACGTCAACGTTGCTTCGTACTGCGGATTTAATATGCGGTTCAGCTTCCGGCGTAGGTTCTGCGCCGCTTGCTTGTCCCGCTCCTTGATGTATCCCACGATGTCAATATCGCGGCTTTCGATCCGATAGCCCAAGTATGTGTCGCCGTCCTGCCCCATGCTGTTGGTGCTGTAAATAGCGTTCCGCACGTCGGAAAGTCCGGTAACGTCCTTGAAGTTTACGTGATACGAAGAAGCGGGGGAAAACTCTATGCTTTCCCCGCGCTCGTTCGTGTAAATCAATTTTTCTTGTGTCCTCATGCCATAACCTCCCGCGCAATCTGCCGGAACTGCCGCGCCGCCTGTCTTTGCTGTTCGGCGTAGCTCGTTTCGTTCGCATAGATGTTTTGCACGACTTCAACGGAAGGCGTACCGCCGCCGCGCGTGTCTCGTCCCTCTCCGGAACGGAATTCCGGAACGGCGTTCGACGTTTCGCGCCGGATCGAACTTTCAACGTCGCGCATTTCGCGGGCGAAGCCTTCGCCCAAGCCCTGCGCCATGTACGAACCGATACGGGCAAAAACCTTCGACGGGGAATTGATGTCCATTTCCTCTTCAACCGCCGCCACAATATCCCTCATCATAGAGCGGACACGGCTTTCAAGCCAGCCGGACATATTTTGAAAGCCCTGCCAAATGCCGCGCACCATCTCTTCGCCCGCCGCCGTGAACTCCGATACGTAAGAGCGAAGCGCGGTAATAACGGGCTGAATAATTTGTGCAACCTTGCCCGTGATCTGCGGGATACCCGCGATCATTCCTTGCGCTATGCTCTTGTCGATGTTCGTTCCTTCGGTTACGAACTTTTGATGTTGTGCCGTAAATGCGGTAATAATGCTTTGCGCGATCTGCGGTACTTTCTGCGTGATCTGCACGATACCCGCCACCATGCCGGAAGCTATGTTCTTGTCGAAGTCCTGTCCGGCTTGATTGAAACGTTGAGCTTGCGCCGTCAGTCCGGTAATAACCCGCTCGACGATCGCGTTCACCGCTCCGGACAAGCCTTCAATGTTCGCAATAATGCCGTTGTTCACGGCGTTTACTGCTTCCGCCGCCGTCAGCGCGCCCGCGCCGCCCCCTGCGGCCGGCCTTACTCCCTCCTCGGCCGCCCCCGTGCCCGCGGC